GTGGATTTTGGACAAATACCCTAATGAAACCCGGTGAAGAATTTTATGAACAACAAATTTCAACTTTACCTGAATTATATGTTGATTTAGCTTGGGAAGATCCAAAAACAGGTTTAGTTTGGATTCCAAATACTATAAATGAACCCGGAAAAGGAATGGTATTTGCTAATGGGACTAATAAATCAAATTGGAGTTGGGCAGCAGTAAAATCAATTGAAATTCCAGAAGAAGAAAGACATAACCATCCTTTACCTGGTAAAAAGGATGAATTCATGAAATATAAAATGGACATGGAAAATATGAAATATTTTAGTGAAAGGGAATACATTGATGCCTTAGATACTATAGGTCTTTTTCAAGATTCTTAGGATTATTATAAAAAATTTAGTATATTTTACTAAATTAAAAATAAAAATTATGGTTATAGAATATAAAAGCTTATATCATTATCTAGGTAAACCCGCAGGAGGAGAATTAGGAAAAAAAGTAGCTGAAGCAGCTACATTAAGAGGACTAAAATTAGGAAAATTAGATGTCAATAAAGATTTAGTCCCTTCAGGATTTGTTTATACTTACCCTATAGATTTCCTTGATGAGTATTTTAATAACCAAAAAGAAAAATCATTAGAAGAAAGAGTTAGATTATTAGAAGAAAAAGTAAAACATCTTGAGCAATATTCTCCAAAAAAAGAAGATATTGAAGATGATTTACCATTTTAAATAAAAGTTTATGAGAATAAGTTATGCAATTACAGTTTGTAATGAATTTGTAGAAATACAACGTTTAGTTAATTTTTTAATTGAACATAAACATCCTAAAGATGAAATAGTCATTTTGTATGATGAATCTAATGGTGATGATGAAATTGAAAATTATTTAAGATCCCACTCAGTTAATGGTGAATTTAATTGGCATAAAGGAAAATTTGAAGGTCATTTTGCAGATTGGAAAAATAAATTAACTTCTTTATGTAATGGAGAATATATTTTTCAAATTGATGCTGATGAAATGATTTCTAAATATATGATAGAAAATATAATAGTGTTGATGTACTTAAAGTTCCTAGAATTAATACTGTTACAGGACTTACCCAAGAACACATTAATAAATGGAGATGGGGAGTAAATAAAGAAGGTTGGGTTAATTTCCCTGATTTTCAATGGCGTATTTATAAAAACAATGGGGAAATTAAATGGATTAATAAGGTACATGAAGTGCTTGATGGTTATAGAACTATGTCATATCTTCCAACTGAAGAACCTTGGTGTTTGCAACATCCAAAAACAATAGAAAAACAAGAAAAACAAAATAATTTTTACGATACATTATAATGGAAAAGAAAATAACCAATATTGATACTTTATCTTCTTATTTTGATAGGCTAATTACAGAAAATATAAAAAAATACTTTTTTAAAAAAGAAAAAAAATTTGAAAAGGTAAAACATCAAGATTTAATAATATCTGAAATTAAGAATAGAATTAGTTCTTTAATAAAAGAATGTATTCAAAATGGAGAATATAATTATATTGGAGAAAAAAGAACATTTAATGAAAATTCTATAGTAGAAGAATTAGAAGAATTAATATTTAATGATATTAATATAGGAGAAGCTGATAGGGCTAGACTAAAAGAAGTAAAAAAAGATAATCCCCAACTAGAAAAATTAATATTAAATGAAAAAATATTAAGAAAATCTAATGAAGGAAGAGCTAAAAATAAAAATAGATTAGATAAAATATTTAAATGGTTAATAAAAAATGGAAAATAAAAAATTAAGCCACGAAGAATTAACACAAAAATATAGTACTTGGGGAGATAAATTACTTCAACATACTGATGTGTTACATTCTATGCAGTATGATAAAATTATAAAACCTATTACTATTCAATTAGCCCCTATTGAAGCCTGCGACTCAGACTGTCCTTTTTGTTCAGTAGGAGCTAGACCTATTAAAAGTTATATGCCATTTGAAGTTATAAAACAAACTTTAATTGATTTCAAACAATTAGGAGCTAAAAGTGTTGAAATAACTGGTGGTGGTAATCCTTTATTGTATAGAGATAGAAAAAGTGGAAACAAAGAAAACATAAACGATATTATTAAGTTTGCTAGTTCATTGGGATATGATATCGGAATTATTACTAATAGCCATAATTTTTCTAGGTTTTTAGATCCTCAAGTATATGATATGATTAATTGGATTAGATTAAGTCTTATTCAATTAGATGAAAAAAGAAACCCTGAAGATTATAACTTTAATGGTTTTCCTTATAATAAACTAGCTTTTAGTTATATTATATATGATGGTCCTACTGATGAAGAAGGAAATAATATTCCTGATGCTTTATCAAGAACTAATAAGGTATACACAGGAACAACCCCAGAAACAATTGAAAGAATTGCTAAATTAGTAGAACTTCACCCAGGAATCAAATTTGTTCGTCTTGCTGGGAATTGTTTAATTAAAGGTAATAATGCTAAAGTTAAAGATAGATGGAAAAAAGTTGTAGAAAAGGTTGATGAGCTTCAAAAGTTTTTTATTAAAGATATAGGATATGATGATTCACCCTTTAATGATGGGTGTTATGTAGGTATGATTCGTCCTTACGTTGCTCCATCTCCTCATGGAGAAGGACAATATCATGTTTATACATGTACTAGTCATGTTTTGAATACTAGAACTTATGATTTAAATCATTCTTTATGTAGTGTTGATAAGATACTCCCTACATGGGAAATATTAAATAAAAATTATAAAGAAAAAGGATACCCTTATGAAGTAAATAATAATAAAGGAAAAGAATGGTGTAATTCATGTAAATATTGTTATTATAAATTTAATAATAAATTACTTCATACTGTGTCTCATAGCATGCCTGATAAAAATTTTCCATAAAATAATAAAAAAATCAAACAAAATGAGAAAAGAGTTATATACAAAAGAGTATTTTCATACCATAAATTATACTAACTATTTAGAAAGATCAAAAAAGTATATTAAACATGCTGAAGATATAGTTAATTTACTAGAGAGTATTAGTCTTACTAATAAACATTCTAAAATATTAGATT